GCCCAAGACCCCTCCCCTGCTTCCTTCGGGATGCAAGGGATCGGTCACAGGAAAACCTCGGGAAATACCGTATGATCGACATCCGCCCGGTCCCCGGGAGGAATCCCCGCCATGAGGATCAAGGAGGATCCGGGTTCGCCCGGAACCCCCAAACACCTCAAGGGGTCTTGTCAGGATCCAGGCAGGTCTCAGAGCCTCTCTCGGGAGGTTACCCCGCGACCCAGCGGGTCGTTCGATCCTTCGGGTCGTGACCCTGCGGGTCAAAAATGCGCATGGAACCGGCAAAAATTCCGGAGAAGTGCGGAAATGCATGAATTTCTTGCGAAGCTTGCTGTGTCTCCACTTATTGGTGACGTAGAGCAGGTGTGTGGACCCCAACCTTCAACGTCATCCCAGCTGCCTACTGCTCAAATTGGGATGCCTCGATTTCCACAATTCATTTTAGACTATTGGAAACAACCTGAAGTAGAACCTGGTGAGTTTTCACAGACTGACTTTGATCGGAATACGGTCAGACTTAAGACCAAGAATGAATTGCTCTCGCTCTCTTCATTACAGATTTTGTCTGTCGTGAGTGAGATCGATAACTTGCGCTGCGTCTTTCCGACCCGATTCGTTGATGAAATTAACACGCATCGTGTTTCTCTCTCTCAGGAGGATAATGTTCCCCTTTGGAAGAGAATTGTAGGTGATCATCCCTATAATGTGTGGCATGCTTCTTCCCCTGCTGAACTTGCTTCCGCGGCGCGTTGTAGCGTTGTCACGGCCATTAATGTCACTCCATTGGTTGCAGCCGTGGTCCCAACTCAACCCTCTGTTCTACTCACCACTCTTAAAGCGAGTGCGCAGACTTTTACTACTATTGCCCATGAATGGTTGGATAAGGTGCGTGCAGTCGTTAGCGAACACCCCTTAATTTGTGCTGCTGCTGCCATTGTTCCACTTCTTTTATATGGCGCTTATCGGTGGTATGGAGGCGAGAGGGTGGGGAAAGTGGACATGATTCATTCACAACTGGAAATTTCCACGCAGCGCGTGAAACATTCTCATGAGTGTCTCAAGTGCGCAAAACTTTTTGAACATACCCACGTCATTCAGGACGTTGTCGCAAGTATGAAAGATCTTCCCATTTGCGGCACATGTGCCCCCACAACTGAAGCACTCTTTGATGAAGCGCAACAAGTTGTTGTCTTTTCTCGACGAGACGTGCTTTCGACTGAAAGTGTAGACGTTAAGCCCATCTCTCGCTTCTTTTCAGAGGAACAGATGGATTGTCTCAAAGAGAGTCGTGTGAGTGATTATATCTCTGAAGAGCTTTCTACCTCCGGAGACCCGAAGACGAGGAAACGTGCTATACGAATCCAACTCACGTCATCAGGTGATCCAAGAACGCTTCGCAAAAAGAAAATTACTGTTGAAGCTGAATTCCGAAGCGATCAGGGGGCTCATGAAGTTTCCGAAAAAGTACGCAACAATGTGTACCAGATTGCACTCGGTGATGGCGAGAATTTTCCTTCATCTTTGAAGATTGTTATTCTCGCCGGACGAATTGGGCTTACTGTTGCTCACATAGTTCCATATCTTGAGAAGAACTCTCATGTGAAACTTACTAGCGCTTCCATGCCCGACGGGTACATCTTCAAGGTGTCAGAATTAATACATCATCAAGTCTTAGGGCGGGATGGCGTATCAAAAGATCAACTCTTAATTGAATTTCCCAAGCGTTTCCCGTGTCACCAGCAAATTCTTAAAAATGTCGCATCGTCGGAGGACATGTCCATAAGTAAACTTCCGGTTGTTCTCGTAAACCCCAGTTGCAAAAATTTCGTCTATTTAAAGTATGGGATGGCAACGGCGCACGATAAGCTTCTGAAATATAACAATGAAGATAATCAGGTGCTTAGTGTGCGATCATATTACTCTTATGAGTTTGAGACTGCTCCCGGTGATTGTGGAAGTGTGATGATCGGAATTGGACATGCTATCCAGCACAAGATTATGGCAATTCATATTGCTGGTAGTGTTGGTCGAGGGTATGGATCTCCTTTGAACCGTGCCGATTTGGAAGAGGCACTTGCAAAGTTTGAAGCTACTGCTCAGATTCGCCTCGATTTGGATCCGATTTTGACTAGACCATCTTCCCAGATCGCTTTGCCTGAAGGGAATTTCGTGCGCGTGGGACAACCCATCTACAGCGTTCCCCGACCCCTCAAAACGAAGTTGCGCAAGAGTGCTGTCTTTGAACAAATTGTGAGATCAACCACTGCACCTAGCGTTCTTGCCAGTTTCTGGAAGGACGATCAACACGTCGATCCTCTCCTAAAAGGCTTAAAGAAAGCCGGATCTTTGCCACCTCCGGTAGATCTTGACTTGTTAGACGCGTGTGTGAACGATGTTTCTCGCTTGCTGTCTGACAAAAGCGACCCTGACCATCGACGTGTTCTCACGAATTTCGAGGCTGTGGCCGGAATTGAGTTGGACGATTTTGCTCCTGGCATTACGCGAACAACTTCCCCCGGTTTTCCTTTGGTGCGTGAAGGTAAAGGACCTGGAAAAGGCAAGCAAAAATGGCTCGGTACTGATGATTATCTTTTGCCGCCCGATATCGAAGCAGAAATGGAACGCATTGAAAGAAATGCCGCTAGGGCTATTCGAACACCCACTATCTGGACCGATACCCTGAAAGATGAACGTCGTCCTCTCCAGAAGGTTGCAGATGCTAAGACGAGAGTTTTCTCTGCTGGACCCATGTGTTATACGCTGGTTTTTCGTAAATACTTTCTTGGCTTTGCTTCGCATTGCGCAAACAACCGCATTTACAACGAGATTGCGGTTGGTACAAATGTCTATTCAATGGATTGGCATTGTATCGCTGAACGCATGCAGAGCAAGGGTAAGAAAGTGATTGCTGGAGA